ATTGTTGGACTCGCTCTTAATCTACGTGCTTACGACTTTGTATCTCAAGAGATTCGTGCAGCAGAAGACCCAGAGTTTGAAACTTTCTATACTAAGAACATTCTCTTGAATGAAGGACTACGTGCATGGTTGGCACCAGTTGATCAACCACATGAGAACTTTATCTTCCCAGAAGAAGTATTACCAAGAGGTAACGCATTGTGATTGGGTCATTGGGTTTCTTATTACTTCGTTTATCGATAGGCATCATGCTTATCCATCACGGATACGAGAAACTAGACAATATTGAAAACTTTGCAGATGCATTTGTAAAACCATTGCATCTCCCATTCCCAGTCTTCTTCTCATACATCGCAGCATTCTCTGAGATTGTGGGAAGTTGGTTGGTCATCTTCGGACTTGGCACTCGCCTGGGTGCTTTGGCAATCTTAGGCACAGTTTCTTTTGGAATTTATCATGCCTTAGTTACAGCAGGATTTAACATCTATTTGTTAGAACTCTTAGTTCTTTATTGGGGAGGTGCAGCATGTATCGTCCTCAATGGCGGTGGTAATTTCTCACTAGACCATCTCATAATAAGGAGACTCACAAATGATTAAATCACTATTCACTTTTATGTTTGCTGCACTGATGTGGGTTCAAGTCCCACAGTGGAGTGATGATTGGTCTAAGTGTTCAGTAGATGTACCAGACACAGCATGTCATTGGTACATCACTGCTCCTGATAGCACCATGGGTGAAGGATTTAGTTGGGCAACTGCCCCCTGGTTCAGTGTTGAAGGTCTTCGTGATATCGGAGAACTTCACAATACAATGACATCACTACAATCATCATGAATAGTTTTGAAGTCACACTTTACTTTATATGCTTCGCTCTTATTGCTGGAGGTGCATTCGCTATGATGTGGGCTAACATTCAATCTATTAACATAGAGATGAGGAATCCTCCCAAACCAAAGCATCCTGAAGCACCTGAGGCAGGTGAAGAGTTGATGTATGTAGATCTAACTAGAGAAAAACTAGAGGACCTTTACAAACAAGATAAAGATTGATATACTAGGGGTCTACGGACCTCTTTTTTTATGAGAATTTTTCTAGATACGGCAGACACAGAAGTTATTCGTAAGTATTTTAGTACTGGACTAGTTGATGGTGTCACAACTAATCCATCACTCATCTTAAAGAGTGGTCGTAATCCTGAGGATGTATATCAAGAGATTAAAGATATTGGTGTTCAGGACATTAGCATGGAAGTGATGGGTAGTGACCTTGATATGTACGATGAAGGTATCCGTTTGTATGAAAAGTTTGGTAGTGTATGTACTGTTAAGGTTCCATGCACACGCGAAGGACTGATTGTTTGTAAACGTCTTTCTGAACAAGGCATCAAGGTTAACGTCACACTAATCTTCTGTGCCTCTCAGGCAGTCCTAGCAGCAAAGGCAGGGGCAACATATGTTTCTCCCTTTGTAGGACGTTTAGACGACCAGTCAGTAGCAGGTCTAGAGGTTGTCAGATCTATCTCTGAGTTATATCGTATCCATAGGATGCCAACCCAGGTTCTGTCTGCGTCAATCCGTAGTGTGCAACGTGCTATCAGGTCATGGTATAATGGTGCAGAGGTTTGTACGATGCCACCTAAGGTATTTGATCAGATGTATGACCACATTCTTACAGATAAAGGTATGGAAATTTTTGAAAACGATTGGAAAGGAGTATTGAAATGACTTTTACAGTATATTCTAGAGACGGTTGTCCTTATTGTGATAAAGTTGGACATGTATTACGACTTGCAGAAATTAAGCATGTGATATATAAACTTAACAGGGACTTCACCCGCGAAGAGTTCTATGATAAATTTGGAGAAGGTTCTACCTTCCCAAGAGTAGTTAAAGATGATGAACTTATTGGTGGATGTATGGAAACTGTCAAATATCTAAGGGAACAAAAACTGGTCTAATGGAACAAAACCTCATCGACATCTATGATCTTATTGAACATGCTATTGATAATGCCTTTGAGGGGAGAATGAATTTAAAGTTTTATGATTATCTAAAAGATAATAAAACTAAGAAGCATGAAATAGATCATTTCATTGAAAGTAGCACTGCTGCTGAACTCAGTGAACTAACTATGGATCTTGATGAATATCTTGCTGGTGGATCTGATAACGAACATAAACAACTTCGTGAAGGATATGGACATATTCCTAAACCACAAGCAAGAAAAATCAAAACATATTTGTATAGTATCTTAGAAGATGCATGGAGGTATAGTCGTGACAGACGACCTGGACGAAGAAAAAAGCAATCTAAATAAATCAGACCCTCACATTAATCGTGGGGTAGAGTTGCTATTACGCAACAGGAGGGGAAGACCAGATCCACCAAAGACTTTTCAGATAAAGTTTGGTAATATGGTCGCTCTTTTCAAAAGAGAGATTGTTTTTCACCTAAACTTCTATCTGGACATTAGGAAGAAATAAATCTCTGGAGTAAAAACATGTTAGCAGTAACACTTACGATTGGAACACTTGTTTCAATCATGTTCTTTTTTGTAGGAGGTGTGGTAGGATGGTTAGCAAGGGAGAATACATGGGTAAATCAACCAATTTATACGCATCCAGAGATGTTTGACGAAAACGGTAATGTATTACCTGACGAAATTTTAGCAGTACGATTTGAAAATGGCTATGACGAACTCGACGAAGAAGACAACAACTAGAAAACCTAGGGTAACTGAACCAAAGGTAAAAGCACCTGCTGCAAAGAAAGCAGCACCTGCAAAAATCACAGCAAATGTTGAACTTCCAAGCAATCCTTTTGTATTTGAAGTTTTGGAGTTGGCTTCAGTACAAAGATCTTCTGCGAAGAGAGTGGAAGTTCTGAAAAAGTATGAGCACGATTCAATCAAATCCATTTTGATTTGGAACTTTGATGAGAGTGTTATCTCTATGATTCCAGAAGGAGAAGTTCCCTATGGTGAACCCATTGAACAAACTGTATATGCAGGTTCTCTTTCGGAGAATATTTCCCGAGAGATGAGTGGTGGTCAGTCTGCGACAGGACAAGATCTTGATGGTAGAAACAAAACTTCTCTCCGTAAAGAATGGACTAACCTGTATAATTTTGTAAAAGGTGGTAATGACTCTCTTACAAAAACTCGTAGAGAGATGATGTTTATTAATATTCTCAGAGGACTTCATCCCAGAGAAGCAGAGATTCTTATTCTGGTAAAAGATGGACTTCTTACTAACAAATATAGATTGACAAAAAATATGGTTGCAGAAGCTTATCCAGATATCACTTGGGGAGGTCGCTCCTGATGACAAATCAACTAGAAGAACGTCCCAACAAAACAGAGGAGAAAGAAATGGCCAATTATGGGTCAGAGGAAACACAAATCAATCCATCTGATTATGATTGCCAGATTATTCTTGAGAAAACAACAATTGAAATTGCAAATGATAAGTCTTTTCCTACGGACGCAAGACTTATCTGGTATATTGTTGATGGTGTAGAGTGTATGGACCTTACTCGTTGTAATAAAGTATCAAAGATGTTTGATATGTATTATGATAGATATGGTAAAGGTTCTGTACAAAGAATTGATTTTGGGTATGGATCTATCAATCCAAGACTCTGGGGCAATAAACCAAAGGAGCAAAAGAAAAGAAAATGAGTGATGGTTTTGATGTAAAGGTTGAGATGCCTAAGGAGGATATTGATAGACTTCTAAAGGAATATAAAAAATTAAAGAAGTATTCCAAGTCATCTATCTATGAACTAGAAAAACTTTCTGGTAAAAAAACAAAGATTGAAAAACTTATAGAAAAACACGGTCAAGACGACCTAGGTGAATTGTAATAATAAATACACTAGCAGGTAAATCCATATGCTTTCTACCCAATACAGGTTGCGACTTGAAGCAATCTGTGAAAAGATATCTCTTTGTCAGGACGTATCTTTACCTGATATGATTTGGGTAGAGAAATTGGCAAAGAGTCATACTACTGCTAGAGATTGGTTGCAAAAAGCAC